AACGAGAACCAGGCGAAAGAGCGGATTCAGACCCGGATTAAACCGATGCTCGAGGATAATGAGTGGTTCTTGGAGCATCTTGGCGGGGATATTAACAAGTTAAACGTGGACCGGGCGACAGAATTTGACTCTTGCCTGATGTTTTTGGCCTGGGCCGGGAGTGCCGCCACCCTGGGGGACCGCCCGATTGGCCGGTTAATCGTAGACGAAGCCAAGGATATGCCCCGGCAAACAGGAGGAAACCAGGCGGACGCGGTTTCCCTGGCTCGGAACCGGGCCCGGACATACCAGAGCAGGAGTAAATTGCTGGTCGTTTCGAGCCCGACAGATGATTATTCCCTGATCAACAGAGAGCATGAGGCCGGGGACAAGCGCGAGGGCAAAGTGCCGTGCCGGTATTGCTGCGCCTACCAGGTGCCGATCTTCGCCAACGTGGCGCTGGTGCCGGCGGACGATCATGAGCCTTCCCACCCGGCATATATCTGCCCGCATTGTCGCCGGCCATGGAGCGAAGGCGACCGGATGAAATCGGTAGCGAAGATCATCTACATGCCCGAGGGCTCGGACGTATTCGCCGAAACCGGAGACTTCGAGGACCTACCGGATGCTCGAGCAGTCGCTCTCTGGACGCACAGGGACGAATTTGAAATCCGGGGTTCGGGTGACGACCGGATAATCAGACATCTGAATATCAGAATCGAGAACCCGCCGGCGACCCGGGCCAAGGAGGTTTCCTGGCGGATCCCCGCGATGCTGCTTCATACCGAATTTCAGACGATCAGCGGGCTATGGGATAAGAATCAGAAGGCCGAGAAGGCCCGGGCAATGGGCGAGACCGAGCTGATTCAAGATTTTACGAATAACGAGCTGGCCGAGGTATGGAATGAGGCGGAGATAAAGATCGAGGAAGAAATGCTGACTCTGCGCCAGGACGCCTATAGAACGGGGGATATCCCGGATGAGGCCAAGATTATCACGGCAGGTATCGATATTCAGGCGGATCACGTTTACTGCAGTATCTGGGGCTGGGGTTATGGGTTCGAGACTTGGCTGGGCGACTTCCAACGGCTCGAGACGGGAGATACCAAGCTGATCGAGAACTGGGCGCCTGTCAGAATGCTGCTCGAGAAGTGGGACCAGATCAGGAAGATCGACCTGATTCTTGGAGATTACAGCTATAATCCGGATGCGATGCTCGCCTTCTGCGTTGCTATGTCCGGGCGGTGGCTGATTGAGCCGGTCCAGGGCGTGGATTGGCAACGGACGCTGGTCACCCGCGGGACGATTGGCGGATCCGCAGAGAAGAAAAAGAAGCGGCGCCGGCGGAAGGATGTCGGGATACCGCTCCACCGGATATCCGCAGGCGATTTCAAGGACCGGTTTTCGCGGATGATCGAGATCGAGCGGCCAGGGCCAGGGCGGGTTCATCTTCCGGCGGACACTACCGATGAGTTCAAGCATCAGTTCGCCAGCGAATACAAGCACGTGTACTATAAGGCGGGCAAGGCACATAAGGAGTGGATTACGAAGACGCGGCATCGGCCAAACCATTATTGGGACACCGGGATTTATGCGCTGGCGGCCGCGGAGATCCGGGGCGTTCGCAATATCCCGGACCCGGAGAAGGAGCCGGTTCGGAAGAAGGTCAAACTATCAGACTTGAGGCCAAAGAGGTAGGCGGAATAGAATATGGCAGACACTGAAGACAAAGGGATACGGTGCCCGAGGTGCGGGTGCCGGGATATGCGGGATGAGGATTCCGGGTTGCCGGTGTCGGTGGCGCCGAAATGGAAGGTGACGAAGGTCGAGAAGGGCCGCGGGTATATCCGCCGCCGGCGGGTGTGCCGGAACTGCGGCGGGGTCGTATTTACGAAGGAAAAGATTGAGAAGGGCGAACAAGAATGAAATCCAACAACAAGCGGAGGCCGCGATGATGGACGAAGTTGCAAAGATATTCGCTGAATTACGTTCTAAGGGCAGACGCAGGAAAATCAAGGAGCGGGAGTTACTGAGAAGGCCGATGAAGTCCAAGGCAGTCCGCCGGCGGCGGGCAAAAACCAAAGCTGGGCGGAAAACCCGGCAAGAACAACGGAGGAAGTGATGGCAAATCCAGGCTTTCCGGGAGATTCGCCGATGAGAATAGAACTCGGCGCTAACCCGTGGATCGGGACGATTCCGATTTTGGAGGGAGCGGTAATCAATCGCGTGGAAGTAAGGCAGGAAGATGAAGTGGAAGGCCCGCAGAAAGATGAATATTGCGCTTACCAGGTTATAATTGTCACGGATAAGGGGACGGTCGTCGTTAACGGCAATCATGATGGCGGGCCTGATATAAGCGTGAATCCTGGATGGCTCACAATACGCCCCGGACTGGCGGGACAACAACGGAGGAAGAATGAAACCTATTAAGTTCGCAGAGCAGAATCTTACGGTTGCCAAACCGCCAGGCTGGACCGAAGAGCAGTGCGGAGACCTGCCGGCCTGCCGCCCGGGTAATGGCCAAACAATCTCCTGCTGGGGCATGACCTGGCGGGAGCGGGTGAAGGTGCTGTTTACTGGCCGGGTTTGGCACGGGCAGTGCGCGGAGAGGTCGATCCCGCCGGTCTGGCTCTCAGTTGACAAACCGTTCGTGAAAAAACACGCGGAATAATTCTGAGGTGGGATTTTAAAAAAGTAGTCTACATATAGACCGATGGGGGAAAAGTTAGACGAAAAGGCTTTAATTCGGGGGGATTCCTGAATATAGTAGTGCTTTAAGGCAGGAGAAGCCGGCGGTAATTGCAAGCCGCTGGTGGAAGATTTCCAAGGCCGTTCGGGGGCCCGAACCCTCCGAGCGGCCTTTTCTTTTGCCTCTGGACGCTACCGAAAGAGGATAGCCGATGTCAACCGCCAGCGATATGGTTACGGCAATAGATGCGGCCATTTTGGCAATTACCACGAACAAAACGGAATCATACGAAATCGAGGGGGTGCGATATACCGCCCTTAAGATTACCGAACTCAGAGACCTACGGAAATATTACCAGAATATCGCCAGCGGCGAGACGGCGGACACCGCGGGTAATCCGCGTTTTCGGATTAACTTGCTTAAATCTGGAGACGCGAAATGAGAGACCGCCTGAGACTGTCGGATATGCCGCGCCCGATGCTCGGCGGAACGAGGCGGGCGTGGCATAGACTCCGGTTGGGGAACGAAGGCCGGGCCGGGATAGACGCTTCGGCGGATAACCGCTACACAAGCAAACATTTTGCGGACGCCAGCCAGAGCGATATCAACACGATCATAGAGACGGATCTTTCCGTTACCCGGCAGCGGTGCCGGTATGAGGTCCGAAATAATCCGCTCCTGCGGGGGATCGTCAATTCGTATGCGAATCATATCGTGGGTATCGGGCCGCGCCTGCAGCTTGGAACCGACAACAAGGAAGCGAACAAGGAACTCGAGGACAGATTTTCAGAGTGGTGCGCCATTGCTGACGCCGGCGGGCGGATGAGTTTCGGCGCCCAACTCCGGCTGGATATTGTGGAGCATTGTCAGTGTGGAGAAAGCCTGACCGCGTTCGTGACCGCCACCGATCCGAATGAATTTCCGGTCCAGCTCCGCCTGCAGAGCATTGCCCCGATCCGCCTGGGAACCCCATATGGCGCCCGGTATGCCGAGAATTATCGGGATGGAATCCAAGTAGACGCGAACGGCAAGGCAATTTCTTATGCGATAATGAAGAGCCATCCAGGCAGCACTTACAACGTGAATTTGGAATCAGAAGATGTCCCAGCCAGGAATATCATTCACCTCTTCCCCATTATTGAGTCTGGCCAATATCGCGGTCTTCCACTTATGTCGCCGGCGGTGACCTTGGCGGGCGATTTGCGGCGCTACACCAAAGCCACCGTCGGCGCGGCGGAAGCGGCGGCAAATCAAGCGGGAACGATTGAGAGCGTAGATGACGAAATTACCCAGGAGGCCGAGACCTTTGATGAGATCGAGATCCCGCGCAACTCATTGCTGACTCTCCCGGCCGGCTATAAGATGAACCAAATGCATCCGGAACAGCCGGCGGCTTCCTACAAGGAGTTCAAGGCCGAGCTTGTGAACGAAATGGGGTCCCCGATCCTGATGCCGTACATCGTGGCCGCGCTCAACAGTCAGGGCTACAACTATGCGTCGGGCCGGCTTGACTGGCAAGCCTTCTGGAAAGCAATTGCCGTGGTCCAGAATTGGTTCGGCATCCAGAAATGCGATCTGGTTTTTGCCCGGTGGCACGCAGAAGCGCGGCTGATCCCCGGATATCTAAAAAACAGATTGCCGGCCGGGCAGATCAAGCGGCAATGGTTCTGGCCCGGTTCGGAACACGTTGACCCCGCCAAAGAAGCTACCGCGCAGGAAAAGCGTTTGAAGAATAAAACGTCCACCCTGGCCGAGGAATATGCGCGGAAGGGCCAGGATTGGGAACGTCAACTCGAGCAGTGGCAGCGTGAGCAGGAAAAGATTTTGGACATGATTGCCGAATTGAAGAAGAAGCAGGAGAAGCTAAAGCTGACCCCGGAAGATATTACACTCTTTAGCCCAGGGAAGGCCGCAATATCTGCTGACCTCGAACAAGTGGAAGATGAACTGGAGGACATACAAGATGCTGTATCACAATAAAGCCGCTGGCCTGACGGTCCGGGACGGTGCTGGGGATAAGAATAAAAACCGGGATATTACCGTTCGTACCTTCGCCCTTCGCGCCGATACCCTGAATGAAAAGGACCGCAGTATCGAGGCGGTGATTGCAACCGAGGAACCGGTGCTGGCCTTCGATTTCCGGCGCTTCGAGGTTGTGCTTGAGGTCCTACGCATGGATGGCGTCCAAATACCGGCAAACGGCCAGGTTGTTATGCTCGATACTCACGACCGCTCGAGCGTTCAAAAGGTCCTCGGCTCCACGCGGAACATTCACATCGAGAAAGATCAGATCGTCGGCCGGAATGTTTATGCCGATACGGCGGTCGCTGAGGATGCCTTCAAGCTGGTTCGCGGCGGGCATATTACCGATAATTCCGTTGGGTATACGCCCTTGGAATTTGAAATAATCGAGCGCGGAAAGAAAGCGACCATCAAGGGCGTCACCTATGAAGCGCCCGAGAGTCGGGCTCTGCGGATAACGACCCGCTGGAAGCTCAGCGAAAATTCCAACGTACCTGTAGGGGCAGATGCCCTGGCCAAAATGCGGGACGAAGTGGAAATCCATAACGGTCCAGATAAACAAACTCAAGGAGGTTCAGTAATGAACAAAAAACTCAGAAAGTTCTTGGAAGAAAACGGTCTGCGGAGTGAGGCGACCGACACGGAGGCGGAAGCCTTCCTGGCGGCCCTGCCCGAGGAAACCCGGGCGCTGGCTCCGGACACGCAGGCGAAACCCGCGCCGAAGGCCGCCGCCCCGACCCAGCGGGCCGCGACCGACGATGACGGCGTGATCAAGTTCGAGGATATCAAGGCCGAAGCCAAACGGGCGGCCAAGGAAGGCATGGCGGAAGCGAAGGCCGAAGTCGAGGCCGAACGCGCTGCGCTCGAGGCCGCGATTCGCGCCGATGGTGCCGTGCATGAGATGCCTGCCGCGGTTATTGACGCGGCTATCCGTGATTCCAGCTCTGTCGAGGAAGCCCGGGGTAAGTTCCTGGTACATATCCGCGAAAACCGCTCGAGTGTTGGGTTTCCCCATATTCAGGCGGGCAAGCCGGAGACGGTCCGCGAGGACCTGGAGACGGCCATGCTTCTGCGCGGCGATGCTTCGGAAGTGGCCCTGAAAA